CATGCCACCACCGCCGCCACCGCCAGCACGGTCACGACCACCACCGCCACCACCAGCGACAACAAGATATTCAACATTTATTGTTGCCGGCTTGACTGCTTTAGAAAAACCAAGACCTTTTGATGATCCAGAATTAAAAGTATTTAAAAATGGCATTTAGTCAGCCCTTATGCAAATCTTGTTTGGCTTGCAAAAACCGTGAACGCAGCATTTCCTGTCTTTAGTATGGTAAATATGTATCCATCAATTGAGTTTGCGTTGCCAGCACTAGGGGCAGACCCCCCTTGCCATTTTGGTGTCACTGCATTTCCATCAACTTGAAAAACAGTAGGTCTATAAGGTGTTGCACCATTTGTCGCCAAAAATGTAACAGTTGTTATTTGATTTGTAGTTAACATCGTATTCATTGAAATGCTTGCATTAGCTCTAAAGTTTAAAGTCCAGTTTGCTGTTGCATTTGAAGTATAATACACAACTGGATTTGTTTGTGCATCTATGTTTATAGTTCCAGTTGCTGCTGTTGCAGAAACTGATGCTGATTCTAAAATTGTAGTTGGGATAAAAAAGCTTGTAACTGTCGTATTTGCAAAAGTAACACTTGATGTTGTTCCTACTGCTTGGCCTATTGCAATAGCTGGCGTTGCACTTTCTCCAGAATTATTAGTTAATGTAATACCTGTCCCAGCAACTAGACTTGCTACATAATCTCCACTTGTTTTTGTTCCAAGAACAACGGCATTAGCGGCAAGTTGAACAGTATCAACAGATCCAGCTGGTACGACTCCGACATATGCATCCAATACCCAAGATGTTCCGTTATATGTCCATGTTCTTCCACCCGCCGAATATTTATCATTCGTTGAAGGTGTGTCTGGAAAATCTAATGGCATTAGCTACCTCTTATTAAGCTGGTAATGTAACCTCATCCCATTGCTGAGTAGATTCATTCCAAGCCCAGTTGCCCTCTGCTGGGCGGGGTGTTGGAGCTTCCCAATCTGCTGTTTCTGCATTTAATGTCCAAGAAGGATACGGCTGAGGAGAAACAAATGCATCCAGATCAGCATTAAATGTAAATCCAATCCCGGCATAACGCTTGCGGAAATTATTATTATAGGAAGTTTGCTTCCATGTTCCGCCTAAAAGATTGTGACAAAAGGCGGCTCCAACAGAATCGGATGCAGGATATTCTCCACCACCACAGTCATCATTAGAAACCACAATAACTTGGGTTACAATATTGTTTTCATTAATTTGGGCAAAATGAGCCATTTTAAAAAACCTCCTTTTGGTTTCTCATATATGATAGCATAAAAATATTAAAAGATCTATTGGTTATTCCGGTTGCCATTCTTCGGCGGTGTTGCCTTCCGCTACCCAAGCAAGATACGCCTGATAGTCGGTGTTGTCTTCGGCAAATGGAATGTTTGCGCCGTCAGATTCTCTTCGCAAATTAATAATTGAACCGCTGTTAAATTTATAAATTTTGTACATTATAATTCCGCACTTGCTACATAGTGGTAATACATTCGTGCATCACTAACACTTTCCCCAGCATATCCTTCTATTTGAAAGCCACTGGTGGTTTCATGAATTATTGCCATTGTTTTGTTGGTTGTCGTGTCCGGAAGGTTAACACGGGAAGAGTTTCCAGCGCTGTCGTAACTGGTAACTGTGGGCGTTCCTCGCATAACAACTGAAAATGATTCCCATAATCTTACTGTTCCGTTGCAAACGGCGCTGGTAAACATTGGGCCGCCACCTTTAATACCGACTGTACCAACAGTTCCTGGGACAGTATCAATTGCATACGATTTTTGATAGTACCGCTGGCATTTCCTAAGCGTCGTGCCGTAGTCCTCAAACTCAAACGGTGTCGCTACCGCACCAGCCTCCAACTGTACGCCCGTAACCTGCCAATAATTGTTCGTAGCGGCAGCGAGGTTCGTTTGACCAACAGCACGATTGGCACTTGTCAGAGTTTCCCAAGTGGTCGCCAATGTTCCCGATGTGTAAGTCGTACCAGCACCACACCACCAAATTAAACTGATACTCGTGGCATTGTCGTTATCCAATACACCTGTCGTATCGGCAGGGAAAGTAATCGTTTTCTTCTCCCAAGTGTCTGCTGCGGAAATCGTGTAAGACGCTGAAACGGAACGGTTGTTGTCAGGGTCACGGATTTCTGCAATGTAAGTTCCTGTGGCATTGGATTTCACCCAGAATGACAGTGAGAACTGTTTGGCTGACGCAGTACCCTTCAAGAACTGTTGAACATTTTGACCTTCTATGTTCTGAGCCATCAACAAGAAGTCGCCAGCCGCAGGCGCAGCGTCAGCAGTAGTGCAAAGCATCTTCAACGACTTGCGGAAACCCGAACCTGTCGGCGCATCATTCTCAACTGTCTGAGTCCAAGTGCCAAGTGTCGTTAGCGATGTAATCCATCTGTCTGCGGTGTTGTATCCGCTAGCCGTAATGCCCGTGACTGATGTTCCTCTTTGTGCGACCTGCATCGCACCATTGATAACAACATTCCGATAACCGAGTTGGACATCTGTGTTTAGATCGGAGCTTAAAACCGAATTGGAAAGAGCCAATTTGCTATAAGCAATGGCGGCTGAAGCATTAATATCTGCATTGACGATTGCGCCATCGGCAATCTTATCGCTTGTAACAGAAGAATTTGCAAGTTCTGTTGAGGTAATTCCACCCGGACCCGCCAAGGATGATCTTAATGTCCAAACCGTTCCGTCATACACCCATGTCTTTCCACCGGATGTAAAAATCTCATTTGTTGCCGGGGAATTTGGAAAATCAATTGCCATATCTTACCTCTTAATAAAGAATATCATATATAGATATAAAAATCTATTATTTATGACCACCCGATAGTGCCAGAAGAATTAAAGCGAAAAACAAAATGTGTTGATGTTGCTGTTACAGTTGCGTTAGTAATAGTTGTTGGGTATCTTTCGGTAATAAGTTGGCGTATGACAACTATACCTGAACCACCAGTGCCGCCACCAGTGCTGCCACCACCGCCACCACCGCCAGTGTTTGCCGTGCCAGAACCTCCAGTCGGATAAGCACCAGCAGCACCACCACCAGAACCACCGGAGCCTTGGGTTCCAAGAGAGCCTCCGCCACCGCCACCACCACCGCCACGGGTCACTGCTGAACCAGTAATGCTTGACGAAAGACCTGCACCGCCATTACCGCCCCCACCAGATGTTCCATTGGAACCGACTGCGTTCGCACCACCACCACCGCCGCCATTAAGACCGTTGCCGCTATTTCCACCGTTCCTTCCTTGATTGGCCGTGCCAGCACCACCACTACCGCTGTAGTCATATTGTGCACCGCCAGCACCACCACCAGAACCACCGGAACCACCAGAACCGCCACCAGCAATACTGTATGAATGCCCACCACCGCCGCCCACACTGGTGATAGTTGTTAGACCTGTTCCAGAAATAGAACTATTGGAACCGCTAGTACCTCTTCCTATGCTTGACGATAACCCTGCACCTCCGCCACCAACAGTCAGAGTATAAGTGACACCACTTGTGACGCTCATTGCAGTTTCGGCTGAAGAACCGGCACCAGAAGTTTCTCCACTTACTGAGTTGCGATAGCCACCCGCACCACCTCCACCACCACCTATGTATTGAGAACCATTGCCCTGACCAGAACCACCGCCGCCACCAGCGATAACAAGATACTCAACTGTTGCTGGGATTGGCAGTCCAGAAGCAATCGGTCTGCGACCAAATGTGCTTACGGCTACGCCAGGGCGTGTACGCTCACCAAAACGCATTTAAATCTCCTTATGCAATGACGTTGACAAATCCAAGAACTGAAACAACATTGGCTGTATTGGCAAATGCTGTGATTGTGGGGGCTGTAGAGGCATTACCGCTAAGTATTAAACCTGGAATGACCAATAACAACCCGCCTTCAGCGGTGATTGTCTGCTCGATCAAATCATCGGGACTTGTAACCCCGCCAAACTCAAGTGTAAGCTTGCGATCTGTTGTGTCTGTGTTCATTGCATAGATCCAGATTTCATGTTGAACCGATGTATTTGTTGAAGCGGTATGAACGACCAATGTATTTGATGATGTTGTATTAACCAATACCGGTCTACCATTTGTAGAACCGCTTAAAATTGTCTTTGAAAATGTTGCCATTTTTTCTCCTTAAATAAAAGTTTGTATGGCTAAAACAACTTGGTCATCTTCCCAATTCGTTATTTTAGTTGTATTAATTGCGGCTGTATTTGAAATATCAGCATTAACAATTGTACCATTAGCTATCTTATCAGAAGTAACGGCATCATTTGCTAAAATTGCGGTATTAACAGTTGCATTGCTTAAAGCTTGGGTATATGCTTTCCATACAGAACCATCCCAAATCCATGTACGACCGCCGCTTACAAATTGATCATTTGTTGCGGGGCTATTTGGAAAATCAATTGGCATTTTATATACCTCCGATTATTGCGTTAACTTCGTCTTCGGTTAGACCCAAAGCGGCGAGTTTGGCCAATGCGCTTTCGCGGGCTGCGCCTCGTTTGGCTTGCGCTTCGGCTTGTGTTTGTACGTCGTCTCGAATGATTTTTAACACTGCCAATTCGTCGTCGTTCATGTCACGGTCAATTACTGTGTCGCCGTCGATGATGCGTATTTGTGGTGTTGTCATGTCATGCCTCAACTAAGTGCGTATCCGTAGATGTTGCAAGTGCCTGTGAGATTGCCTGTTGATGCCGCAAGCGTGAAGCCTGTGTATGAGGTGGTGTTGTTCAGGAATCCGCCACCCGTACCAAATGCCGTGTTACCACCCGAAACGACGGGTGTGCTACTAAAAAACGTCCTCGATGCAAGATAAGGATTTACTATTTCTAGAGTCGTTCCAACAGTTGCGGCATTTGCAGCGGCAACATACGCCCAACTTGCAGCGTTACTTCCCGCGCCACCGGCGGTACTGTAATTGCCGTCAGAAAAAGCCGACATCGGGGTACTGTAATAATATCCCGCCGTAGTAGCACCAAAAATTAGGGTTATCGCCGCATTACCACTCGTAGCGGCACCAGTAATTACTATTTTGTATGCGTCATAAGTAGCACTAAACACGTTTGTGAACGCCGTGCTTGCACCTGATAACGTGCCGCCACCTATGCGAACTAAGCCACTTGAATGCGTATACACCCATGCGCTTCCGTTATACGCAGCAACCCTGTCCGTATCGGTTTCATAAATGAGTTGCCCTTCATAGGGAACAGTTGGGCGGGTAGAAGAAGTACATACACCCGGTTTAATAACAGATGATGCACCTAATACTGAACTAAACGGCATAATTTACTCCGGTATCAATTTTAACATATTTATTATCTTTTTGCCCGATCATACTCTTGCCACCGTAAATGTGCCGGATGCGTTGAATGTGTGGATTGTGTAAGAACCAGATGTGGTGATTGTTCCACCAGTTACCGAAAGACCGACTGCGTTGGATGTTGGGTAGCGCACGATTACTACACCCGAGCCGCCTGCTCCGCCTGTTCCCGCCGACCCTTCACCATTTGCCCCACCTCCGCCACCGCCAGTATTTGCTGTGCCAGGATTTGCATTTCCAGAAGCAACTCCACTTCCGCCACCCCCCGCACCACCAGCACCTGGCGTTCCGAGGGAGCCAGAGCCGCCACCGCCGCCGCCAGCACGAGTGACTGACGAGCCACTAATAGACGATGCTCTACCCGCACCACCAGTCCCACCATTTGCACCAGTACCACTTCCAGTTATCGTGGGGGTTCCCAAACCAGCAGCAGAAGCGCCACCCCCACCACCAGTTATTCCGCCACTGGTTCCGTTTCCACCAGCAAAGCCCTGTCCAGTGGTTCCACTTCCACCCGTAAATGTTCCAGTCCCTCCACGAGCGCCACCACCAGAGCCGCCGCTTCCGCCATTGCCAACAGTATTAGCACCACCGCTTCCGCCGCCAAGTGATGTGATTGCTCCCAAATATGTTGCAGAAATACTGCTATCGCTTCCATTGGTGTTGGCTGCACCTCCGCCGCCAACAGATACATTGACCGAACCACTAACTACGAATATTGGCAGTTCTGCGGATGCTCCACCTCCAGATACTTCTCCTGAAACATTGGTTCGGTATCCGCCAGCACCACCACCACCGCCGTTGTGTTGATTCAACACTGCCGTGCCTCCACCACCACCGCCAGCAACTACCAGATATTCAACTCCGCTTAAAACTGGTTGATATGTGAGTGTTCCTACAGCAGATCCTGTTACTCTTCTACGGATATAGACGATTCCTGAACCGCCGCTGCCGTTAGCGGTTGTATAACCACCACCGCCACCCCCACCAGTGTTTGCGGTTCCATTGCCACCAGTTGTGGTGGTTCCAGTTCCTCCTCCTCCAGTTCCGCCAGCACCACCAGAACTTGAACCCCCACCTCCTCCTCCGCCACCAACAATTGTTGTATTTGAATTTTGCCCCAAAAATAATGAAATATCTCTTCCGTTTCCGCCAGCACCACCATTATTGGCAGATGGAGAATTTGAACCTGCGCTTCCAGCGCCTCCACCCCCTCCGCCGCCAACGCTTGTGCCATTTCCCCCAA